AGAAGGCGTCGGCGGGTTGTTAGCTAGTTTGGCAGTTCCTGGTGGCGGTATGCTAGAAAGAGCGGGACGTACAGTATATGCTCCTGAAGGTTATCTACCTGAAGGATACGAACAACCTGAAGGCGGACTGTTAGAACAGTTTTTAGGTGGCTTTGGTGGCTTGCTTCAACCAGAGCCAGAAACAGTAGGTAGAGCGGTGGGACAGGCTAAAGACACCGCAGCTTCTCTTGTAGACAGAGCGCGTCAAGGTATAACAAGTGTTTTGAAAGACCCTGTGGCAGATGACATGGTTGCTTCTGTGTCCGCGCCAAGAGGTGAGTCAAGAGCGGATATTGTTGCTAGAACACAGCAGGAGTCTGTGCCTACTGCTATGCAAGATTTTTTAACAATGCCGGGGTCTATTACAAACGCTTATCCTGAATTATTTGCCGAACCTGAAGTATTTACACCTAATGTAACAACTATCACTTCGGGTGCGCCACCTTTTGCTAAAATGGAATTAGGACCCGCCGCAAGAGGAAATGTTTTACTTAATCAGTTGGATATGAGAAAAGGAATAAGATGAGAATAGAAATAAAAATAATACCTGACGGTTTAGACCTTGGAAAAGAAATTCAGGATGGTATACCTGTAGACAAGATGGAAGGGGAGTGTCCTGCTGCTACACAGGACTTAGACTTAAATCTTGAGAACAGACAAAAAGCTATTGATGAGTATGGTTACGGACCGTTGAATCCAAACCTAGATGACAGTGGCAAGAACGATTCGTTCTGGCAAAAGATAGCGGATACATTTAACACTGATATTGAGGCTGCAAAAGATAGCAGATGCGGCAACTGTGCTGCGTTCAACGTCACTCCACGAATAAAAGACTGTATTGCAAAAGGCATTGGTTTTGAAGACGGAGCAGACCCATACGCATCTGTTGATGCTGGAGATATCGGCTATTGTCAGTTTATAAAATTCAAGTGCGCGTCAATGCGCGTTTGTAACGCATGGGTATCGGGCGGTCCAATAACAGAAGCTGCATAAATGATAAAACAAACTTGGGCACTGATAATGGATTCTGAAAAGAATCCATTACGCCACATTCCTGACATAAACACACGTCACATGGTCATGCAAGTTCTTGCGTGGATGTGGTGCATTATCTTTTCTATGTATGTAGGAAGCATAACCGTGTTTGGTGTTTCGGCTAGTATTCATGCTTTACTGATTGCAGGAATTTTCATCACACTTGGTACGTTTGAAACAGCAAAACGCAAACCTCAATATTTTGGTGGCTTAGGCAGAGGAACTGGTGGAGAACACGAATAATAAATGTGAAAACTGCTCGTATGATAGTTACGACAGGCTAATACATTTGTGTGGTTACTGTGAGGAGGAGGCCATCAAAGAAAGAATTAAGTGGTGGCAAGACGGTAAAAGAAAGTTAAATGAACGAGAATAGATGTGGATATCGTAGATTTTATAACAAAGTATCAAAAAGTCTTGAATAATCGTGTAGAAGACATTAGTGTTTCTATAACCAGTGGTAGTATAACAGATATTGAGGACTACCGCGCAAGAGTTGGTGAAATACAGGGTGTCACCTTTGCTCTTGATGAACTGAAGACCCTGCTGACAAAGGCAAAGTATATCAATGACGTTGATAGTACCTGAGTATGTTCTCGCGCAACGCGAAGCAAAAGCAAAGGCCGAGAAGGCCGCAAAAGAAAAATCCCTTACAGAAAGAATACCACAGCCTACCGGATGGCGTATCCTTGTCATGCCGTATATGGGTCGTGAAAAAACTGATAGTGGGATTTACGTTCCTGATCAATCAAGAGAGCGCGAGGCTCGTGCCACTGTTGTAGCTTATGTGGTTAAGGTAGGCCCCTTGGCGTATCAAGACCCAGATAAGTTTGGTGGTGAAGCCTGGTGCAAAGAAGGTGATTGGGTGTGTATTGGACGCTACGCTGGTTCTCGATTCCAGATCGAGGGCGGCGAAGTGAGAATTATCAATGACGATGAAGTCATTGCAACCATCGTTGACCCTGACGATATTAAAACGTATGGAGCGGCATAATGTCCACCGACGCATTGCAGCAAGAAGCTGAAGAAAAAGAAATTGTATTAGAAGAAGAAGAAGTTGAAGAGCAGGAGCAGCCGCAAGCTGCCGAAGAACAACCTGAAGAGCAGGAGCAGGAGCAGCCGCAAGCTGCTAATGAAGACGAGCTTCAGGAGTATTCTAAGAATGTTCAACAGCGAATTAGCAAACTAACAAAAAAGTATCGTGATGAAGAAGCACAGCGCGTAGCAGCAGTTGAGTTTGCTGAAGCTGTGAAGAAACAGAATGACGAACTTAAACAGCGTCTTGATGCATTAGACCAGTCTTACACATCAGAGTTTGGCACAAGAGTTGATTCTCAAATTGAATCTGCAAAACAGGCTTATCAGAAAGCTTACGATGACGGTGATTCTGAAGCCATGTTTGAAGCGCAAAAAAACTTAAGTCGTTTGGCATTAGACCAAGCACAGCTAGAACAGGCTAAACAACGTCAAGAACGTAAGTCTGAGGAACCAGCGCAGCAACCGCAGCAACCCGCCGCACCACCACCACAGCCTCAACAACCCGACCCAAAGGCAGAGGCGTGGGCACAAAAGAATGAGTGGTTTGGTTCAGATCAGACCATGACATATGCTGCTTTTGGCTTACATAGGCAATTAATTGAGGACGAAGGATTTGACCCGCAGTCCGATGAGTACTATAATGAACTTGACAATCGCATGAAGAAAGAGTTTCCGCACAAGTTTGCGGCTCCTACTAAGGGCGATACAGGACCCAGAGTCGCTTCTGCTGAGTCCACGGCCTCACGGTCGAAGTCAACTAAGGGGCGCAGAACAGTCAAGCTGACTCCATCGCAGATAGCGATAGCAAAGCGGTTGAATGTTCCGCTCGAAGAATACGCTAAGTATGTTAAGGAGTAAGACAGATGGCTGATTCAACAAAAAGAGTTTCACGGGACTCACAAACTCGTGCAAAGTCCACAAGGCGTAAGCCGTGGACACCACCTTCCAAGCTAGAGGCTCCAGAGCCACCAGCAGGATACTCACATCGTTGGATTCGTACCTCTATTCGGGGGGAAGACGACACAATGAACGTATCCGCTAGGTTGCGGGAAGGATGGGAACCTGTTCGTGCTGACGAATATCCTGAGTTAAAGGGTCGATACCCAACGATTGAGGATGGTCAACACGCAGGTGTTATTGGGGTTGGTGGCCTAATGTTGGCACGAATCCCAGAAGAAACGGTAGAAGAACGAACTGAATACTTCCGGGAGCAGACCCGCACACAAATGGATGCCGTGGATCAAAACCTTATGAGGGAACAACATCCCTCAATGCCTATTCATAACGATAGGCAAAGTCGTGTATCATTTGGGGGCAAGGATAAAACCTAGCCTTCTTAACTTGACAAGGAGTAAGCAATGGCAAATGTTAATGTTGCCTTCGGCCTAAAGCCGATTAATACCGCTGGTAGCACTCCTGCTACTTCTGGTACTAATGCATACTTTATTGACAGCGGCGCAAGCGCGATCTTTCAGGGTTCAATAGTTAAGTGCGACAATGGCGGCGAAATCGTCATTAGTTCTGCTACTGCGGACACCGAAGCTCCTCTTGGCGTTTTTGCTGGCTGTGAGTATGTATCCTCAACCACAGGTAAAAAAGTATTTTCCAATACATGGCCTGGGTCAGGTGCGGACACAAACTTCGATATTATCGGATTCGTGTACGACAACCCGATGCAGCGTTACATTATTGCGACGGATGCTACATTTACCGATAGGGCTACTGCAATTGCTGCAATTTTTGAAAATTCGCAGTTAGACAGTGGTGCAAGTGGTAACACAACCACAGGCATTTCCAGTGCAAAAATGGATGTCGCAACTCTTGACTCATCAAATGCTTCTCTTCCTTTGAAGATTGTTGGCATTCAAGACGACGTTGAGAATGAAGACTTCGCTGCTGCTGGCATTCCTATGATTGTGATGCTTAATAATCACGCACTGCTTCAGGCTGATTCTGAAGCGGCAATTTCGTAAGGGAGTGTAGGTAATGGCTATTTCTAGAGCACAACTCGCCAAAGAACTAGAGCCTGGTCTTAACGCTCTGTTCGGCATGGAATATGGTCGCTACGAAGGTCAGCATTCTGAAATCTTTGACACCGAGTCATCTGACCGGGCGTTTGAAGAAGAGGTAATGCTGTCAGGATTCGGCGCGGCTCCTGTAAAAAGTGAAGGTTCGGGCGTATCATTCGATGATGCGAACGAAGCATACACTGCTCGTTACAACCACGAGACAGTGGCTATGGCCTTCTCAATCACTGAAGAAGCTGTGGAAGACAATCTGTACGATCGTCTGGCTTCACGCTATACTCGTGCACTTGCACGTTCTATGGCACACACCAAGCAGGTTAAAGCTGCATCAATCCTGAACAATGCATTCTCTGCTGGCGCATTTGCTGGCGGTGACGGTGTTGCTCTGTGTGATGCGTCACACCCGCTGACATCAGGTGGCACATTCGCCAACGAACCATCAACTGCTGCTGATTTGAATGAAACTTCTTTAGAAGACGCTCTGATTAGCATCGCTGGTTTCGTTGATGAGCGTGGCCTGATCATCGCTCTTCGCGGTATGAAGCTAATCATTCCACGTCAGCTTCAGTTCGTTGCAGAACGTCTGCTTGTCTCCAACCTTCGTGTAGGCACAGCAGACAATGATGTAAACGCACTCAAGTCAATGGGCATGTTGCCTGAAGGCTACGTTGTCAACGACTACTTGGTTGATACTGATGCGTTCTTCCTCAAGACAGATGCACCAAATGGCCTCAAGCACTTTGAGCGTACTGCACTGTCAACAGCAATGGACCCAGACTTCGACACTGGTAACATGCGCTTCAAGGCTCGTGAGCGTTACAGCTTTGGATTCTCTGACCCACGTTGTATCTTCGGTTCACCCGGCGCAGCGTAAAGTTAGAAACATCTTTTTTAAAGGGCGGGTATTCACCCGCCCTTTTTTATTGTATACTTAGGTATCCCTGACAGCCGCATGGTGTGGCTGACACTAGCCGAGACAGGAGATAAAATTGGCTAATACTACTTTCAACGGTCCCGTCCGTTCAGAAAACGGATTTAAGACAATCATCAAGAACGCTAACACTGGTGCTCTTACCAATGAAATGACTTTGTCTACCTACAGCACTTCAATTACAATTGCTGCATCTGGTACAGATCACAAAGAATCATCAATTGGGATTCCGTCTAACTTCATTCCTATGGGCGTTGCCGTCACAGTAACAAGTGCTGCGGCTAACAACGTAAACTTGGTTGATATTGGCACAGACGCTGACACAGATGGTTTTGTGGATGGCATTTCTGTTGCTATTAACTCAACAGGTTTTAAGGGCTTCTTCCCTTGTAACGGTGTGCTTGGCATGTCTGGTGGAACAACAACTGCTGCTACAGAGACCGCTGACGAAGTTGAAGTTGTGATTTCTGGTACAGCAGGTGCTGGTGGCGTTGTCGCTCTGAAGTTCTTTGGTATTGCTTCTGATTCACCAACTGCTTAATAGGAGGCTGATATGGCTGCTTCTATTACAGCAAAAACTGCTACAGCTACAGGCACATTGCTTGGTGGTCGAACTCGCTTAAAAGCTTTTGTGGTTCGTTCTGCTGGTAGTGGGTCTCCTGCGGCAGTTTTCAAAACTGGTGGTTCTGGTGGCAC